TCATAGATTAGTATTAGAAGGTCTTTTTGGTTCAGCTAAAAATATAATTACAACAAAAGAACTTATTGATAAAAAGACCCTTGCAAATTTGAAAATAAAGTGTATAATATTAAAACATCCAGAGATAAGAGAAAAAATGGATTATGTTGAAGAGCTTAACTACATTGTGTCTAATGATGTTAGGAATAAGTTTATTATGGATTTGTGTCGTTCTATTAGTGGTAACACTTTATGCTTATTTCAATTAGTAGAAAAACACGGTAAAATATTATATGATAACATGAAAGGAAGTGAAAATGTTTATTTCGTATATGGTGGTACAGATACAGAACAAAGGGAAAAGATTCGTGGCTTGGTTGAGGGACATACTAACTCGACAACCATTGCGTCTTATGGTACTTTTAGTACTGGTATTAATATTCGCAACATTCACAACATCGTGCTCGCGAGTCCAAGTAAATCCAAGATTAGAGTATTACAGTCAATCGGGCGTGGATTACGTAGGAGTACATCTAAAAGTACCATTTTAGTATTTGATATTGCAGATGATATGAGTTATAGAGAAAGAAGAAATTTTACACTAAATCACTTTCTAGAAAGACTAAATATTTACAACGAAGAACAATTTAAATACGAAATAAGTAAGGTAAAATTAAAATGAATACTGAAATCAGATTGTTAAAATTAACAAATGGTGAGGATATTTTAGCTCAAGTTGATATAACGAATCCTGATTTATATCATTTAGATAATCCTTTATTAATGAAAATACAATCTAAAATAACTCCAAATGGAATTCAAGAAGGTCTTCACCTTAGTCGTTGGGTACAACCCTTTTCTGAAGAAACAAATTTTTCAATTGAAAAACAACACGTAGTTCTATCTACAGAAGTTAGTGCTGGATTAACTCGTTATTATCAATATTCTATTAGAAGTTTTGAACATGATGATGATAATATTAGATTATCAGAACCAACTAATAAAGAATTAAAACAAATTGAAATGGAAGAAGCTATGGAAGAAGCTATGAATGAAGGTATTGAAGAATTTAATGAAATACCCTTACAATCTAAATTAATTCATTAATAGGTCTACATACCTATTATACACATAAAAAATCTTTTGTCAATTCCCTTTTGTTACTTGACAATTATAACCAAGTAGTGTAGTATGGTTTAATTATAACTTATAAAGGAGTTTCTATGGCTAAACAAAAGAAACCGCACTATGTTGATAACAAAGTTTTTCTACAAGCAATGATTGAATGGAAAGAAAAGTGTAAGGTTGCAGAACAAAATGGAAAAGAAAAACCACCTGTAACTAATTATATTGGAGAATGTTTTTTAAAAATAGCGACACATTTATCATATCGTCCAAATTTTATTAATTATACATATCGTGATGATATGATAGCTGATGGTATTGAGAATTGTCTTCAGTATGTTAGTAATTTTAATCCAGAGAAATCTAATAATCCTTTTGCGTATTTTACACAGATAATTTACTATGCTTTTTTGCGTAGAATAGCTAAAGAGAAAAAACAATCACATGTTAGAAATAAAATGATTGAAAAGGTTAATTATGATTCGTTTGTGACAATGGATGGGGATGATACAACATATTATGTGAGAGGTTTTGATCCTACAGTAATGTTGCCTAATGAAGATGTATATAAACCAAAGAAAAAAGAAAATATTAAAATAAATGGTTTAGAAAATTTTATGGAGACAAAAGATTGAAGCTTGCGATAATAACTGACACTCATTTTGGTGCAAGAAATGATAATCTCAATTTTAACGAATACTTTTTTAAATTTTACGACAATATATTTTTCCCCACTTTAAAAGAAAGAGGTATTACAACGTGTATCCATATGGGTGATGTTGTAGATAGGCGTAAATATATTAGTTATAGAATTGCAAATGATTTTCGTGAACGGTTTGTCAATCGTTTTAAAGAAATGGGTATTGATCTTCACATTATAATTGGAAATCATGATACCTATTATAAAAATACTAATGAGATAAACTCTATGGAAGAGCTTGTTGGTTCTGATAGATTTAAAATTTATACAGGCCCAGAGGTTGTAGAGTTTGATGATACACCTATACTCTTTATACCTTGGATTAATTCAAACAACTATGAAGTTTCTATGGATGCATTGAATACTGCAAATGCAGATATTCTTATGGGTCATCTTGAAGTCAATGGTTTTGATATGTATAAAGGTCAACCAGCAGAAGGTAGGTATGAAAAGAATCTATTAAGTAGATTTGATACTGTATTCAGTGGACATTTTCATCATAAATCAGATGATGGTCAAATCTATTATCTAGGAACACCATATGAATTATTTTGGAATGATTTTGAAGACCCAAAAGGATTCCATATTTTTGATACGAATACAAGAGAACTTGAACGTATTGTAAATCCTTATACTTTGTTTGAGAAAATTTATTATGATGATACTGATAAAGATTATAATATTCATGATACAACCAAGTATAAAGAAAAGTATGTCAAACTCATAGTGGTCAATAAGAAAGACCTATATCAATTTGATTTATTTGTAGATAGACTTTTGAAGGCTGATGCTCATGAAGTTAAGATCATTGAAGATTTTTCAGAGTTGGATGCAAAGAATGTATCAGATGATATTGTAGAAAATACAGAAGATACAATGACTCTACTAGAAAAGTACATTGATGATTTGGATGTAACACTAGATAAAAAGAGACTCAAGAACACAATGAAGTCTTTATATAATGAGGCACAGGATTTAGAACTTTGATAATTTTTAAGTATGTGAGATGGAAGAATCTTCTTTCAACTGGTAATCAATTTACCGAAATCCAACTAGACAGAAACAACACAACACTAATAATAGGAGAGAATGGCTCTGGTAAGTCAACTGTTCTTGATGCATTGTGTTTTGGTCTATTTGGTAAACCTTTTCGTAACATTAATAAACCACAGTTGCTAAACTCTGTTAATATGAGTAGTTGTGAAGTTGAAGTTGATTTTAAAATTGGAACAAAAAGTTTTAAAGTAATTCGTGGTATCAAACCAAATATTTTTGAGATATACATTAATGGTAAGATGTATAATCAAGATGCAAATGCAAGAGATTATCAAAAGTATCTTGAACAACAAATCTTAAAATTGAACTATCGAAGCTTTACACAAGTTGTTATTCTAGGTAGTTCTACTTTCATTCCTTTTATGCAGTTGAAGGCCAGACAACGTAGAGATGTTGTTGAGGATATTTTGGACATTCAAATTTTCTCTCTGATGAATATGCTTCTTAAACAGAAGTTGAAAACAATACAAGAACATCAAAAGGATGCAAACTATAATCTAGATTTGACTACTGAAAAGATTACTTTACAGAACAAGTACATTGATGATGTTAAGAAGAATAAGAATAAGTTGATTAAAGATAAGGTTGATATTATTTCTGGTAATGAGGAAGAAATACACAGTAGATATAAGAAGATTGGTGAGCTTAAACAAGCCAATGAGGATTTGGGATTTAATACAACACACTTAAATGATACGACAGAGAAGGTTCAGAAATTAAAGGGAATAGATGCAACTCTTAAAGAGAAGCGTTCTGCAACTAAGAAGTATGTTAATTTTTTTGAAAGTAATGATGACTGCCCTACTTGTGAACAACATATTGATGAAACATTCAAAGAAAATATGATAGTAACCAAGAAAGGTGAGCATGATAAGTTTGATTCTGGTATACAAGAGTTATCAGAAGAATTGGAAAGACAAGAGGGATTACTTGCGGCAATTAATAATTATATTGGGAAGATACGAGAAAATGATGCAGAGATTGGTAAAATTAATTATTCTATTAAAGAAATGGAAAAGTTCAACACCACTTTACAATCAGAGATTGTACAACTACAGTCGGGCGAAATCAGTAAAGAGGATATGGATAAACTGAAAAGTCTGAAAAAATCTTTGAAGTCATATCAGAAACAACAGCATGGTTTACGTGAAGAACAAACGTATGCAGAGGCTGCTCGTAGTATGTTGATGGACACTGGTATCAAGACAAAGATTATTAAACAGTATCTTCCTATTATGAACAAACTGATAAACACATATCTTACTGCAATGGAGTTCTATGTAAACTTCACATTGAATGAAAATTTTGAGGAAACAATCAAGTCTCGACACAGAGATGAGTTTACGTATGCATCTTTCAGTGAAGGTGAGAAGATGAGAATAGACCTTGCACTACTCTTTACATGGAGAGCAGTTGCAAAGATGAAGAACAGTACAAATACTAATCTTTTGATATTGGATGAGATATTTGACAGCTCCCTCGACTCGACAGGAACAGATGAATTTCTCAAGATACTCAATACCTTAGATGGAGAAAATGTATTTGTGATTAGTCATAAACAAGATGTACTTGTAGACAAATTTAGGAGTACGATTAAATTTGATAAGATAAAGAATTTTAGTCATATAGTAGAATAATGGGAAAACGATCAGACTTTGAAAGAAAAACTAGAGACTTCTATCCTACGCCGATAGAAGCCGTATATCCTCTTTTGGAACATTTAGAAGAAGATTTTACGTTTGCAGAACCATGTGCTGGGGATGGAACATTAATAGAACATTTGGAAACAAAAGGTATATGCACTTGGGCTAGTGATATTGAACCACAATTAGAGGGAATTTATGCATATGATTATTCTCAACTTACAGAAGAAGAATTAATTGAAGCACAATATATAATTACAAATCCGCCGTGGGATAGGTCTATTTTACATCCTATAATAGATTTTTTTGCACCCAAGATACCAACTTGGTTATTATTTGATGCTGATTGGATGCATACGAAACAAAGCAGAAAGTATATGCCAATGTGTAAAAAGATAGTTAGTGTAGGC